ACGACGCTCTTCCGATCTGGGGGAGGTCATGGTGCGGCCGCGTTTCTTATCGAGCAGAAAATAGGTCTGCGTGGGCGGCTCGAAGCTGGCTTTGATCGAGAGGGCGTAGGCGTTGTAGCCGATGAGGCTCCCGTTGCAGAGCCAGTGCCGGTTCTGCTGGTATTGATGCCAGTGGCCGAAGAGATCAAGGTCGGCTCGGTTCGGCGACTTATTCCATGAAGCTATTGCTTTTTCGGTAGGGATCGTGAGGCCCCCGATGCCGCCTTGAAATTTGAGCCCGTCGCCATGGTGGAAGCGCAGTCGGCGGCCATACACTTCCATGAAGTTGAAATAGCTGTCCGCGATTTGAAATTCGATCTGCTGGTCATCGATGAAGCGGCCTTCGAGGATTTTGTAGAGAAGCCACTCGTAAGAGTGCGCGGCACCTGTGGCGTGGCGGGGCTTCACGGTCGTGCGGCCATGGTTGCCGTAGCTGGTCGGGATGAGGATGCGCTTGAAGTGCGGTTTGAGAGTAGCGAGGCCATCGGCGAGCCGGTCTTGGAGCCAGAGGATGACTTGCGTCGGCGTCTTGCTATTCGATTCGGCGAGTTCTTCGTGAATCATTCCGGTCATCAAATCGCCTCCCAACCACAAAATCAGGTCGTCGATTTTCGCACCGTGGCGCTCGATCTCGGTGAGGCGGGCGATGGTGGAAAAGAATTTCTCGATGCGGGTCTTGGCGATGGGCAGGCGGTATTCGTTGAGGCCGTTGACGGAGGCGGACTCGACGGTTTCCTCAACATGCCAATCGCTGGCAAGCGCGATGGCGACAGCTTCGGCCTTGTCGTTCATCGAGACCGAGAGCGGATGCGGGCGAATGCGTGTCTTGCCGAGCGAGAGCGCGATGCCGAGTTGCTTCTCCAGCGATTCGACGCTGGCTTGGTATTGCGCGAGCTTGGCTTTGAGCGCATCGACTTCGGTCTTGTGCGCCTTGTCCGCTTGCTCGCGGGCTATGGAACTCCAGGAAGTTTTCATGCGGTTTTCGGGTGTATTCGGATAAAGTTTCGGGCGAGGGATTTTGCTCGCGTCTTGCGCCACACTCCGTCTCCCGTGGCGCTGTCGCGGTCGCCTCGGCCGTTTGTGTTTCCTTCTACCGTGATGAGCTGAGAGCCGGTATCGAACTCGACTATGCCGACATGCGAGAAATCAAAAACGACGAGATCGCCCGGCTGGGCGCGGACATCTTCGGGCAGGATGGTGGTCGTCCTTGGACGGGCTTTGGACCAAGCGAGGAAGCCGTAGGCGAGCGCCGTCTTGGGCCGCCACTCATCCAGCGGGCGGGAGGTATTTAGCCAGCCCAGCACACCAGGTTCGGCAAGCCATTTTGAGATACACCAGTCCACAAATGCCGCACACCAAGGCCACGAAGCGGGCTTCAAGTCGGTAGCCTTTTGATAGGTGCGTATCGCCGTGCCGTTGTTGTTGCCGCCCTCTTCCCTCACGCCGATCTGCTCGGCGGCAATCTCGGCGAGCCGGTGAATCATTTGCTCGAGGTCGGCTTGGGAATCTCCGGCAGGGCGTAGCAGAATGTGCCGTAGTCCGTCTTGAGGCAGACCTGTGGCGAGCCAATGCCTGCGCACCCGCTCAGAAGCAGGAGCGCACCTACGGCGAAGGCCGTGGCAATGAGGCCAGTCACGATCTGGGCGGGAGGGATCATTTGGTTTCCTTGCGGAAGACTTCGATGAGCGCGATGATTGCTGCCACGGCGGCCGCGATGGCGTTGACCTGGGCGGGGTCAACGGCGATACCGCCGAGTCCGGCAAGGATGGCGAGGCCACGGAATGTGGAAGGTTCTTTAAGGCGGGAGATGATGTTATTCATGGGGAGGATGGTTTTTGGTCCAGTTCCGGACGATGACTGCGAAGGACGCCAAGCCAACGGCACAGCCGATAAGCAGCGAGGCGATGCGTAGCCAGGCTTCGATCTCAGGGAGCAGCGACACCGTGAGCCCCGTCGCCGTAGCGACGAGGCCGGTGAAGGAAGCGGCGGCTTGGTGCGTGTCCATGGTTAGCTGAGGGCGGCCGCGAGCTGCGCTCCGGTGGTCGAGACCGTCGAGACCTGGGCCAGGCGGTCTGTGTTAAGCAAATCCGTTTTGGTTTTGATGGCCGCGATGTCGCTGTTGGCTGGTGCGGTGTAAGAGCTGCCTGCGAGGCGTGTGCTCACTGCGGCATCCACTCGGGCCAATTCGGTAGCGAGTTCGGTGCGGACCTGTGTGGCAATATCGGCTGCACTTGGGACAGACGGCGCGTTGGTCAATGTAGTGACGACTGCCAAAGTGCCGTTTGGAGCGAGGCGGCTGGACACTGCGGCATCAATGCGACCGAGTTCGGTAGCAAGCTCAGTGCGGACTGCGCTGGCGATTTCAGCTTCGGTAGGCACATCGGGCGCGTTGGTGAGAATATCGACCGTGCCGCCGGTGATAGATCGTGTTGTAGCGCCCCAAACAGCAGTTGCTACGGCTGCGCCAGTCAGTAAGGCTGTGCCGGTTGTGTTGTCCACTGGCACACCAAAAGCCACCGATGATGCGGCTGGAACTGCACATGATCCGGTCTGCGCTCCGCTGGCGTAGCTCACGCCGTTGCGGACATCGGTGGCGGCTGGCATGGCGGCGTTCTGCGTGGCGTCGATGAGTGTTTTTGCGCCTGCGGTGTCGCAGTAGTTGAAGACGGCGACATTGGTGTTGGCTTTTCGGAGGCGAATTCCTGTGCCACTGGTTGGCGTTTGGCCGAATGTGCCGTATTCGAGTGCTTGGATTTCAACAATGCCGAGGCCAGCGTTAGCCACACCGACTGCTGCGCTGATGCCGGTCGAGCCGGGGCCAAAGCCATTCCCGACTGCGCGGGTTACAAACACATTTCCGGTTGAGGAGTTTTGAACTCCCGGCCCTGCACTTGTTCCAGTGCCGCCGATAGAGCTTCCGTTCAGCGTGACGCTTCCGGTTGAGACATTGATTATGCCGCTTGCCGTGGCATTTGTTCCGCCCGTGCATGTGCCGGTAATGGTGACGGCTGTTGCAGTCGAGGCGTTACGCACGCCCGCAGAACCTGCCGCTGTGCCTCCAGTGACATTGCCATTGACCGTGACAGAGCCGCCTGCAAAATTGTTGATAGCTGAGACAGCACCGCCAATGACATTGCCGGATGTGACAATAATCGAGCCGTTTAGACTATTCAACACAGCATGACCATTTGCCGATGTCCCCCCGGTCAAATTTCCCGAAATAGTAATTGTCCCAGCGCCTGTGGTGGGGTTGTTCAACACGGCTGGAGCGTCAGCTCCCCCAACACAATTTCCTTGGATTTCAATCGAGCCAGAACCGGCATTTAAGACAGCAGCGCGGAAATAGGCTGTGCCACCAGTCAAGTTACCAACGATCCGTGGGCTGGCTCCTGTTCCAGAATACTCAATGCAGCCCGTGTTGTTTGTTGACCCTTTGTGTTGCACATTTGCAGTAAGAGTGACGCCGCTATTTATGACGAATTTCCCTGTCCCTGCATTGCTAACCATGTCGCAGGTTGCGTTGGCGGTAATGGTGACGGTGTGGCCGTTTGCCGCTTGGGCTTCGTCGCCAATAGTTGGCACGACGCCGCCGACCCATGTTGCTGTTGCGTTAAAATTGCCGGTAGCGGCCGATACGATGAGTGCCATGTTAAAGTCCTTTCGAGATGATGAATTTTTGGAGTGCCGCGCTGATTTCGGCGACGGCGGTGAGAGTGGGTTCGTCGGAGCCGGAGAGGCTACCGAGGGCGAGGTTCACGGAATGCTCCTGCGCCTGCTCTGGCTCGCCGTCTTCGACTAATCGAGTGGGAATGAAACGGGCGGCAATGGCCGCATCGCTGGAACCGTTGGCTAAGTAACGGCCCGATATGGAGAGGTCTAAAGAATATTTCGGGTATTGGACTCCTGCGATTTCGATAGGGTTGGTAGCGATCATGGTGTTTTTGAGGTTTAGCTGTAGTTGAGAGATTCTTTGTTCGACCACGCGCCGACTGCGGATTGCTCCGAGACGACATCGCCTGCGGAGTTGGTGGTGATTTTGTAAATGGTCCAGGTGGTGGAATCCTCGGCGGGTCCGGTTGCGGGGTAGTCTGCCCAGGCGAGGCGTCCAAGGTAGAGGTGGTCGCCGTCCACGGCGTGGAGGAGCTGGTAGTCGCTCGGGTCGCGGGGGCGGGCCAATCGGAAAACTTCGTTGGTGTGGTCCTTGGAATACAAGCGCCGGTCGGCGAGGTTGAGGGCGAGGCTCCCTTGCGCCACTTGCGCGGCGGTGGGGACTCGGCCTGGAACCGTGCTTCGCAGGAGTTTTATGACCGTGGCCATGGAGAAGTTTTAAGTTTTAAGGATTAAGTTTTAAGAAAGGGGCCCTGGGGCGGCGGGCGGGTTGGAACCGCACCGCCGCTGTGGGAGGGGAGCTATTAGAAGCTGCCGCCGTCGATTTCTGCCTCGATGGCGTCCAGACGCGAATCGAGAGAATTTTCGGCTGCTGTGGCGCGGGAAATCTCGCTGTTGAGCGAGTTGGTCACTGCGGTCACTGCTGAGGCACGATCCGTGATCTCTGTCGCCAAATTGGCGGCGATGACGCCTTCAGCGGCGGTCGCACGCGAGATTTCGCTGGAGAGGTTCGATGTCAATGTGGAATCAGCACTGGTGCGTGCGCTGCTCTCTGTGGAGAGATTGCCTGCAACGGTGTTGATGTTCGATTGGACGGTCGTGATCGCTGATGCGCGGTCGCTGATCTCGGTGGCGAGATTGGCGGCGATGACGCCTTCGGCTGCGGTGGCGCGGTTGACTTCGGTTGTGAGGGCCGAGGAGGCGCTGGAAGCGAGGCTGGTGATGGCTCCATTCAGCGTGCTGTCTGCGCTTTGGAAGGCCGAGACAACTTCCGTGAGGGAGTCGAGGGCTGCGCCGTCAACATTCGAGAGAACATTGTCGATGCGTGTGCCGAGCGCTTGCTCCGCTGCGGTGGCGCGGGAAGCCTCTGCGGAGATCGCCGAGGTGCGATTGCTGGTCTCTGTGGAGAGAGCGGCTGCGGTCGCGTAGTGGGCACCACCGACTGGCACGACTGCGGAGCCGTCGCCGATGTAGAGAATGCCGTCAACTTTGTTATATGCTGGCTCGCCTGAAAGCAAGCTGGAGGGGGCTCCGGCTGCGCCGGTAAGTCTGCGTTTGATGCGAATGTTTGCCATGATGTTTTAGGGGTATTGGGGTTGTTCTGCGGGGTTAGTCCTAGAACTCACCGCCGTCCGAATCGGCGACGATGGGTATGTAGGAAAGGGTTTCGGGGTCCCAACGGTGTGGGACATTGTTGTCGGCGGAAAAATAGATGCGGGCGACGACGCCGGGGTTTGGAAAATCAGCGACGCTTGGGAACCGCTGCACATCGTCGAAGTCGTCAGGGATCATCGCGCCGCTGATCTGGCCCGAGGAGTCGAGCTGGGGCAGAGCGATGTTTTGCGCTGCGCCGGAAAAGGGATTGAAAAAAACCTGCGACATTAAGTGTAGGGCGGGAATTTAATCTCGACGCTGCGGATCTCCGCGTTGTCGGCCGTGGGGGGATTGGCTCCGAAATAGGTATTCACGATTCGGGCTACCGAGGTGCCGTTGAAAGTGAAATCGACATAGCTTGTGTTGTTCGTCGCGGGGGCGGCGAAACGAACATTTTCATACTTCGTATAAGCGGGAGTCGGAAAACCTGTGCTCACCCGCAGAGCCCCATCTGGTGTGGCTTGGACGGGCTGGACAATGCCAGCGGTGTTGCGAGCGGCGATCTGAATTGTGGGGTTACTCATGTCGTTAATTTAATTATGGTGA